TGCATCAACTCTAAGCATATGATGACGATACTGAATATCTGGTTTCATTCCCAGTTCATTCTCAACGATACGAAGTTCAATCATTTTTCACTCCAATACTCTTCATAATCATCAAAATCTCTGGGTTCAGTATAAGGGTCTTCACAACCAGTATAGGCATACATTTTGTTATTCATCTTATACCAATCGTGATTGAGACACCACCAGAAATTCATACAATACCAGTCATAAAAACCCAATCCTTCCTTGTCTCCTTCAAGAGACCATAGATTAGTTTTTACTGGAACTCGCATCCAGATTTTCCACTTATCAAATATCATTCTTGTGAGTTTCATTTCACAAAATCTCCAATCACAGGAACATCTCCACAAATCTCATTCACTCTTCCTACTGTTTGGTCTTTGAGTGCTTGACGACACTCTAAGTTCTTATTGTATGTTTGTTGGAAGAGCACTCGTTGTTGTTGAGCATCATAGGTGATGATAGCACCAGCAACGATTGCAATAAAAAATACAAACAAAACTGCCCAATCAATTCCATCAAAGTTTTTCATAGTGCCTCCAGTTCATTCGCAATCTCATAAAAGTCATCAGCAGTAACCCAAACAAGTCCATTATCATCATACGCAAAACTATCTGCCATAGCACGAATAGCAGCAGCAACTCCGTCTTTTGGAAAGTTGTAAGTATCTTCTGCTTCGTATGCTCTCATAATCTTTTTTGCTCGTTCTTGTTTATGGTTAGTCATTTCAATCTAACTCCATAGTAATACGATTGATTGCTGTTCGGTTTGCTTCTGGATTAGGGACATTTGAAAGTAAATGGATTGCCTCATAAAGAGCATCTCTACGAATTGCTTGAGCAAACTCAATAAAATCTTTGGGAGTTCCAAAATATTCAGAACAACTACCATCATCCCTAATCCCACCTTCTTCAAAGTGAAATCTTACAAGTTCAAGGATTTCTTCGTTAGTCATCATAGTGCCTCCAATTCATCAGCAAGTTCATAAAGCACACGAGCATCAACTACCATATCCTCACCTTCTCCAAAGTGATGGTATTGATACTCATTCACAATCTCACGGAGACCAGCAGCAAAACGCACCCGACCCTTTGTGTAAATATCGGGAACATTAGTTATTGCTCTCCAGTAGGCATCATCTATTTTCTTTGCTTGTTCTTTCATAGTGCCTCCACATTATAGGAAAGACGATTTAGATAATCTACAACAGGGTCAAAGTAGAGTTGGTCAGCAACCTCACGGATTGCCGATGCCAGTGCTTCTTTCATATCATCTGTGGGTTCTACAATCAATTCTGCCTTGAATGCTTCCCAAACTTTGTATGCTGCGTCAGTCATAGTAACTCCAATTCATCACAAATACCATCAATATCCTTTAAGCAGTCATCATAACCAAGAACATACATCACATTTAGTTCATCCTTAAAATCAACAGGATTTTGTCCTGATAGTTGCTTACGAAGTTGTTGAAGAACCTCTTGAAGCATCCAAGCAGTATTGTGTGCTTCACTTTTACAAATAACTTTTAGGAGTTCTTCTGCTCGTTGTTGGTTAGAATTAAATTCGTTCATCGGTTAGGTAGTATTTAAGAAAGTCAATCATCATCCAAACATCCAACTCTCTGTGAAAAATCCTTTCAACCACTTTCGGTAGGAAAAGGTTTCTTCCTCTTCTACAAACTCTTTCATCTCAAAGTCCTTACCATCACGACCACAACGGTCTTCTTTGTCTCTCATAGCAAGAGCAAGAGCATTATACTTCGTCACCTTGCCGTTAAAGTAATCAACGGTCTCATACTCATAAAGAGCACAAGTGCTAAACATCTCATCACGATTTGGTTGGAAGTGCTTACAATTCTTACAAGCAGGAATGGTGGAAGTCATTTGGGATGTTTGTGTATAAGAGTATTATAGAGCATCCACAGGGTCTGTGGTGAGGTCAGTGGTCAGTTTGGGAAGTGTCCTGATAATACATCTCCTCCTCATAACGGACATAATCACTTTGAAGATAGTTAAAGAACTCTCCGTCTTCACTTCTCATAGTATAACACCATTCCTCAAAGATTTCCCCAATCCACCACCAACCAACTTGGATTTTCTCAAAGAAGTTCATAGAACGATTGTAGAGTTTAGTCATTTCTCACTCTACATAATGGTAAATTGGTTCTCGGTATTTCCTCAACATATTAATTGCTGCTCTTGCTTGCATAAGTTCTGGAAATCGTTTAGGTGAGTAAAGAACATATTCTTCTTGAGCAACACTATATTTTTGAATAGTATAATAGGTGCTCATCTCATCAAAATCAAAACACTCTACAATTCGGTAATCATAAACTTTCATTCTTGCCACCCCTCAACAGTATTCAGTAAAGAAATGAAAACTTAAACCAAATTTACCAACTTGAAAATCTACACCAAATAAAGTATGAGAAAAGAATGAAAATAGGATATGTAATCCACCATCACTAAAAACTAAACGACTGGGATTTTCATAATGAACCCAGAGTAATGAACGATTGTTGAAGATGCCAAACTGCCAAGTGTAGACAGTATCACCATCATCCCAAACTTTTTTATCGTATTGGAAGAGTTTCATAGCAACTCCAATTTACATTTACCATTTACATCATACACAACTTTTACTTGATACTCATTGACCATATTTGCTCTCCACATAGCATTTTTGAACTCTTCTGTTTCTTTCTCTGGATACTTGGCAACAAAATGACCATTCTCATCAAGTTCATTACAATTTACATCACCAAGATAATGGAGATTTAGGAAACGATTAAGTTGTTGCTTTTGTTCGTGGTCAAGTTGAATTCTTACGAATGTAGTGAATTCATTTGATACTTTGAGTTCTTCGTGGTTAGTCATAAGTCCTCATAGGTAGTTCAATAGGAAGAGAAACACTATCAAGTTTTTCTCCATTTTCAATATCAAGGAGATGCCAAATAGGGTCTCCAATTCTTGTGTCAAAGGCACTATCTCTTGTAGTGACAGTAATAGTGATTTTATATCGTTTGAGGTCAGTCATAATAAGTATTGCAATTCCCATAATTGATGTAATACCAGAACAAATTTCTCATTCTGGTTTCATTAGGATACCCATCAAGATGGTTCCACATATGATTTCTCCAAGCATAGACACACCATTCAAACAGATGAATAGAAGTCCAGATATTCCATTTCTTCCAAGTGTCAGTCATAATCATAACCCCCAACACCGATGTCTACAAAAGTACTACCATCAACATCCTCAAACATTTGAAACTCAAAGTTACCTTTGTAGAATTTGTATTGAAATCCATCGGTAATTTGAACTTCCATATCAGGTGGATACTGATGGAGTTTCTCAATCATTTCAGCGACGATCATTTTGCCTCCAGTTTAGCAATAAGAGTTTTAAGTTCAGCAATCGTTTGGCGATTCCACATTTTAGGATCTCTCTTTACAGCAATAGTGTGCTCGTCTTCTGGGTCATCATACCATAGTTTGTCTTGCCACTCTTCTTCTAAATGAGCATCTAAACACTCAAGATCGTCAAGAAGATCAAAGATTTCATCGGCAATAAGTTCTTTACCAATCTTATCAATCACTGATTGTCTGACTTGAAGATGATTTCTAAGGAGAACATCATAAAGATGACGGAGTTCTTCTCTTGTAAATGTGATTTCAATCATTTCAGTTTTTGCAGTTGGTAAATAAGATGTTCAATGTCTTCAGTTTCTACACATTTAACAGAACCACCCCAACCATCCGTATCATACTCAACATTATAAGCAAAGTTGTCCAGCAGATACTGAAGAGTAGCAATACATACACGAGCACGATCACCTGATTTAGGTCGTAGAGTGTATTCTTCTGTGACCTTGATTAGTGTCTCTGCGTGTGTTTTTTGTGGTAATGATTTAGTCATTTGTTTGTGTATTGTTTCAAAATTGATGCAATGTGATCCTCAATATATTCTTCATCAAAACAAGGTTCATAATTCTCAATAGGAGAGAAAGACATAAAAAATGCTTCAAGAACTCCACCAAGAACTTCTCTATGTTTTGGATTACATACAATTAAATCAATAAACCAATTATGCATATAATTATAATGTTCCCATGAAAGATCTGAAATATCCCTAGTGATATTTCCATTTTCATCCACTTCACCAGTAGAAGTAAAAGTTAGATGGGTGTAAGTTTCAAAAGATTTAGTCATGGTTTCACAGTTTGAATGAGAATTCGTTCTTTGGTAGTGTCCCGTGCTTTTGCAAGTTGTTCAATCGCCTCTTGATTTCGTTTGGGCAACTGATCCCATTCTACTTGCTTTTCAACATATGCTTGCGGAAGAACTTTATCCATTTTATCATAAAGTTTATCCAAAGAAATAGAAATAAAATCTACTGTTGATTGGACGACCGCAAGTGGAGCAAATGTAATAAAACGAAGAGCAAACCAATGTGGAATGTATTTGAGGTAGGGATAGGTTTTGGTTTCAGTCATCGTTTTGAATGTCATTTAGTCCGTCAAGTTTGAAAAGAATACTACAGATGATTAAAGCAATAAAGATACCTGTAATAATTACAATCATTTGCCTGTAAGATAGTTGAGGTCACTGACGATACGTTGTGCTTCTTCTGGTGAGTTAAATTCTTCTACGATGTAACTGAAACCGTTGGAAAATGTTCGGCGGATCTTGTTGTTTTCAGCAGTGTAAGTTCCATACTTAACTGGAAACTGATTGAGAATTGCTCTGATCATTTGATGTTCAGATAAGGTTTGTTGTAGATCATGTGATCCAGAACTTGACCGATCATTTGTCGGTAAGTCTCATCATAGTTCTTACTGCACTCTTCATATGCCTCATAGAGTTTGGTGTAGAGTGTGTCCCAGTGCTCTTGAGTGATGGTGGTCATCGCTTTGTTTGAACTGAAGTTATTATACGGCAAAAAGGGCACCTGTGAAGATGCCCTGTGCCAGTTATTCAAGTGTCCTTGTATTCCTCTTCTACTTCCTTCACACGCTCCATGAAACTGTCATCACCGTGATCTCCACTATAAAGATAATCAATGTGACGCATAATCTCTGCCATCTTACGCATCTTTGGTAGTTGTTCTTTGAGATACTCAATTACTTCTGGTTCGTGATTAGGATACCATTCATAATGGTCTTCTTTAGATCCTTCTCTGCCGTTGTTTTGGATTTCTGCTTCCAGCTCATCAGCAAACTGGGATACTTTGTAGTATTCATAACCACAATCGTTGAAATGCCCGCCGCTCATGGTTGTGTCTCCGTTGGTAAAGGGGGTGGGGGTGGTGCTACTGGAGGTAGTATAACAGGTTGTTGAACTGCCTGGACTTGAGGTTGTGCCACTTGCTCAACTGGTTGTGCTGGTTGTGTTGGTTCTTCTAGTTTCCTTTCAAGTTCTTGTATTTTCTGTTCCAGAGGTGCAGTCTGTTCGTTTTTGATGTCCTCAGAAATCTTCCAACTTGCGAGTCCTACACTAAAAATACTGGCGAGGGCAGCAACAACAGAAATAGTCTTTGAAAAACTCATAGTTTAGTCTTTAGTAATTTCGTTTGGTTGAGAGTAAAAGAGTTCGTCTCTCCAGTTTCTACCAGCAATATCAAAAGTAAATCCTACCCTACCAATGGAAAATAGGAAGGAGAATAACCTACCATAACCCATAGAGATTTGAAGATAAGGCAATTCAATCCATTTTCCGTACTCACCATAATCAATCGCAACTTGAAGAAGTGAATAATGCCTTCCAGTACAAAGAGTCATATAGTATTCTCGGCCGTAATCGTTTCTCACGCCATATTGAAGAAGTTTCATTTTGCTTTACCATGAAGAGGACAATCACCATTCACCCATTTACGATCCTCAGGCATATCTTCATTATCCATTACAGGGCACTTACAATTTTTTTCAACTGCTTCAGGAGAACCAGGAACAAGACCATTCCATCCGTTATACTTATACTGTTCTGCTGTCATTGCATCCATTTCCTCATCAGTATATTGAGGATTATCAGGATTCTCACAACGTGAGAGTTTTGCTTTCAGATCATAAATCTCATCCTGCATCTCAGCAAATTCTTTTGAATACTCTTCAGAGAGTTTAAGGTCAAACTCATAAGCAATCTTTTTCATATCCTCTTCACTTCGCGTATCATTAAATGCAAGCGAACAAGCACCTTTCATAATACCAATTTCATTATGTCCCATTGTGCGGGCAATCGTACCAAAGAAACGGAACAGTTGAATAGTGTTAATGTCCTCACAAGGAATCTCAAAAGTATAATGCTCCTCAGGAAGAGTTTCATCATCATACATTCCAGACCCACCATAAGTAGGAGTCCATTCAGTATCAAATTGAACTTTGAGTTTTGCTTTGTAGGTCATTGATCTTGATTTGTACGCACATACTATAAGACCCCTTCAATCAGAAATCAAGGGGTCTTGTGACAGTTCAATATCTGGGCCAACAAGGAACTCTTACTCTCTCTTTCCAAGATCTTACATATCCAGGTCTCCACCTATCTCCTGGAACATATTCCTCACGATACACAACTCCAGTGCAAACTGGTTCTCTATAATAAACTCTTGGTTCAAAAGGTTCCCAAAATTCTTTCCAAGTAATTGCACTTGCAGGAAGAGTGATAAAAGGTAAGAGGAGAATGAGATATTTCATTGTTTTTCCTCAAACTCTCTCATGAGTTCTTCTGCAAGTTTCATAGACTTACGCCATATCAAATACTTTACAATTGGATTTGCTGGATTATGTAGTATCCACCATTTTGTTTTTTCATATTGTACTTTTGCCAGTTGAGTTAGCATATAAAATGCCCTCGCTACACTATTATCCGTAACTATGAAATAGGTAAACAAAGCAAAAATAGCAAACCAAAATGTATATGAACTCATTGTCTTAGAGTCTTAAGATATTGCAGAACTTGTTCACGAACTGCCATCAACTCGTGAAAACAAAGTTGGTTATGAGCACAGTTACGAAGTTCTGAATCAGGTTTCAATACACTTTCTTCAAAAAGAGTCACTCCACGATTCCACTTGTCAATTTGAGATTCTTCGTTCATTTTTACTTTTGTATTTGATTACTATTTAATAGACTAATCCCAGCTCACGTTTTGATTTGTATCTATTGTTGGTAATTTCCAACCTCTATGGGATTTTATTTTTTTAGACAAAACTCTTGATATTTCTCCAGGAATTAAATTATATTTTTTAGAAAATTCTTTAATATTTTTTTCTTTTATAATAGTTTGATCGGGACTCATAATAACAAATTCTTTTGATATTTTTTCAATTCTAGATTTATGACTTATTAAATTTGTTTTTGTAAGTTTCCATTTTTTATATGATTTATACTTTCCATTTAAAACATTAATTATACTAGCAGGGTTTAAATTATATTGATTACAAAATTTTGTTACATTTTTACCAGTTATAATCGTACCATCAGGACTTTGTATTGTAAATTCTCTTTCAATTTTGAGTGTTCTTAATTCATATCCATAAACTTTGGTTTCGGGTAATGTCCAACCCTTATGAGATTTTCTTTTTCCAGATAAAACACATCCCATTGATGAAGAACTTAAATTATAGTTTCTACAGAATTCTGCAATATTTTCTCCTTCTAATATTTCCCCACTAGGAGATTTAAATTTAAATTTTTTAAAGCAAGTTGGATTTGTTGCGTCACCTCCTAAAGTAGAATTGTATCCTTTATAGTAGGTATTATATTTGTCTATCCAAAATACTTCTTGCTCATTTAGTAATTCTACATCACATTCTTCAATTACTCCCCATATAAAAGAATTCCATCCATATTTTTTTATAGCATTATAAAATTTTAAATTTCTTTTTTCATACTTTGCAGCACTTTTGTGTGAGGACTTTCTTCTCTCTAAACACTTAAGTGTTTTTCCAATATATTTTTTTCCTGTTGGAATACAATGAGCACAGTAAATTATGCCTTTAGGCATCGTAATTATAAGGTTAACTGCAAAGATATTTATATTAAAAAAGAGAGGTCACCCTCTCTTTTAACCTGAAAAGATAAATTGCAGTTAACCTTAATCAGGCAGAGTTATTTAGTCCCAAGAAATATTTTCTACTAGGAATCCGGGCATTACCATAGTCCATCCAATTCCTCCAGATTTATATGACCAAGAATATTCAAATTTATTATGAGAGTCCCACTGAACGAAACCTTTTTCTTTATCGAAACGTGATTTGATTGTCAATCCAAAGCGATTGGAAAAGATATTACGAGTGCGTAGAGCACCATTTGATTCTCGTGTTTCAATTACCACACAAGTATCATCATAGAATTGATCATCTTTTTCAATTCCACATGCAGTTTCATAACGAAATGGACGATAAGTTTTAGTCTCTTGAGCAAAAGCAGGAGAAGAGAACAAAAGTGCAGCAAGAATCAGAAGTTTTTTCATCCAACAATCCTCCAACAAACAACAGCGTTTCCTTTTTTCACAGAAGCAATTTGAGCAAAAGCAGCATAAGAAAGATCCAAATCAGCGTGTGAATATGGTCCCCTGTCATTTACTCTTACGATGACTTGTTTACCATTGTCTTGGTTTGTAACCCTAATCCTTGTGCCCATGGGTAGATAAGGATGTGCTGCTGTCCACATATAAGCATTAAATCGTTCTCCATTTGCAGTAGTTTGTCCATGAGTATTATCATTTAACCCATAGTACGTTGTCGTACCGCAGGTTAATTGTGCAATAAGAATAACCTCAGAAATCACTCTTCTTTAGTCTCCCTCTTTTCCAATTTGTACCAGGACATTCTACACTCCTAATTTGGTTTTGTCCATCGTTCCAAAATAACATTCCCTTATATGACTTATTTTTTTCTATAAGTTTTCTTTTTCTTTCATCTATAGATTCGTTTAATTGATTCCACCATTTTTTATTTGCATCACTCAATTTTTTTCTTTGTTCTTGACTTTTATTTCTATCGATTAAATTTTTAATAATTTTTTCTTTTTCCAAATCACTTTTGCTTTCCCATTTATTTTTTTGTGTATAACTTACTTTTTTTATATTTTCATCACTTTTATTTCTTTGTATTAATTTTTCCCTTCTACAATCATTGTCTTTACTCCACCTTTTCTTTGCTGCATCAGAATATTTTTTTCTACTTTCATCATTAACTTTTCTTCCTTTACCAGATTCACTAATCTTTCTCTTATGTTCTTCTGTGAGTTTTTTTCCTTTTTGAGACTCACTCATTTTTGCTCTAGTTTCTTCTGTGATTACTCTATTACATCCATCACCACCATCAGTTCTATTATGAAGAATACCAGTTCCTAAATCTTTTCTACCGAAAACAGAAATCATATACATTTCGTGCTTAAACGCATCAAATTCTATATCAAAATATTTAAGTATTATGATTCTATTTTTATCAATTGGTTTATAACAAGACTTTCCTCTATCATCATACATTCTAAATCCACTTCCCTTTCCAATATAATAAGGAGTTCTGTCTTCACGCAAATATGCGTAAGTGTAGTATTCCATCTGCTTCTAAATTAAGGTCGCAATAATATTTATAATAAAATAGGGCAGATTTCTCTGCCCTTCTCTAAAAGTGCGACCTTATTAGAGCACCTTTATTTAGTCAGAATCTCCCAATGTTCATTTCCATTTTTAGGAATCCAGAAGCAATACACACGATTAATTGAAATTAGAAAGTATTCATTGTCAGTTTCTTGTTCAATCTCCATTGCATGAAGAGAATCCATTTGATTGATAAAACGGTTTTTTGCTTTTGAACTCTTTGGAACTACATTCACAAAGCGTTTCTTAGTCTTAGGAGCTTTCATTGAGATCATAGTTTTTTGAACCTCCACAAAGGTAATTGTACAGAGTTATCAGAGAGTTGTCAAGTAGTCCAGATATTCTTCATAGAGAACTGATTCCATCTGAAATGCTTGTTGTTCCCATGGTTGATCATTATAGTCCGTCAGAGAGTAGTCTATGCCCCTCCAGTGCCTCTTACCGTACTTATCCTTAAGAACACCCGTAACGTGCTGATAAACATGCCAGAGTTCATGTAGGAGTGTCTGAGTGTAATGATCTGGATTCAATTGATTGTGCATCTCAATCTCAAATGATCTTGGACGATAATCACAATCAGTTACTCCAACCCAACCATAAACACCATCGCGTAACATACCACGATGATTGACAACAATCTCAAGATGATGTCTTGGAAGATGTTTGGAAATAAACCAGTTTACAATTGATTCGCAGCGTCTCTTGCTGTAATTGTATCCGCTGGTGTATAATGTAAGCATCAGAATACTGCGTTGATTGCTACGTTACAGATTCTAACACCCCAGTTCATCAGGATCATAAAGGATGTGACAAAAATCAATCTGTCCAGTGTGGAGAACCTCATCGGTTTTTGTGTGTCTCCACATACTATAAAACCCACCAGGGGCATTCTGGTGGGTCTGTGGACAGTTTTTAAAGTGGTCTATGAATCAAAGATTTTGAAGTTCTTCTTTTGTAAATCCAAAACGAGTAATCGTTTCAAAATTTTCTACTTCTTTCCAAATTGGTTCAATCACTTGACCATCATACTCTGGTGTGTTATAATTTTCAGGATATTCTGCAATATTAATTTTATGTATTATCGAACCTTTAAGTGACTGAATAAACTCTGCATAATATTCAGTTCCTCTGAGTGCTTCTAAATCTTCTCTAGTATTGATAATAGGTCTCATAGTAAGTTCCTAAGTGTACGGTTAAGTTGTAGCAGTTTGCCCATTCAATATGCCCCAACCAGGCAGAAAGAAAAAGGTTAAGTTGCTCTATGTCTTTATTTAGAAGATATTTTTTAATTTTTCTTTTTGCACGAATCACTGAAGACTTTCTTATAAGTTTATGTGTTTTCCATATTCTATAACCAAGAAAATTAATTCCTTTTGATAATGAATGAATAGAATACTTACTAATTTTCATATTCATTTTTTCTGACGAATATTGTTCTATTTTATTTTTAATTTCTTTAAGTTCATTTATTGTTTTTCCAAATATTACAATATCATCCATATACCGCACCCAATGTTTGACTTTTAACTGATAATGAATATAAGAATCAATAATTCCTCCATATACATTCGCAAATAATTGGGAAGTCAAAGAACCAATAGGAAGACCATTTCCAGTTTTTGGTATAATTTGCTGAAGTAACCATAGTGTTTTTTTGCATTTTATTTTTCTTTCTATTAAAGTATGAAGTATTTCTCTATTGATTGAAGGAAAAAATTTACTATAATCTGTTTTAAGAAAGTATTTGTATTCTGAATATTTTCTTGCAATTGACTGAACATACTTCACTCCTGCATGAGTTCCTTTACCTACACGACAAGCAAATGTATAAGGAAGCAACGTTGATTCAAATATTGAAGAAATGATATTGCAAATCGCATGTTGTACAAGTCTATCACGGAAAGAGACGGCACTAATTAATCTTTCTTTTGGTTCGTAAATTGTAAAATTACGAAATGGTCCTACTTTATAATCTTGATTGATGAGTTCTTGTTGAATATGATATAAATTTGCTTCTTTATTTTCCTTAAATCTCAAATATCCAACAGTATTTCTTTTTCCTCTTGCTGTTTTGTTATAAGCATCTCGTAGATTTTCAATACTTATAATTTGTTCATAAAGATGATTATGTCTTTTAGTCATCAGTGTCAGAGGCAATATTCAGAAAATCTTACTAATTGCCCTACTGAACCTGTTTGTGTATTTGCCGGAGCAGGTTGAATAATCTGACCACAGTTAAATGTGACCCACTCAATAAACCGTAGTATTATTGGAGTGAAGTGACTGTCGCCACAGACGGCACGGGACCCAATGTTGTTGTTGGAGTTGGAAGGAGAGTTGTTCCAGTTAGAACAACGGGAACCGGAGTTAGACCCGTTGTTCCAGTTCCCACCAAAGAGCACGGCGTATAGCATATTATTCAACCTTGTTTTTATTTAGTGATTTTATCCATTTACCTAATATCTTTCCAACTTCTTCTAATTGCAATGAACTAACTTGATGTTGTTTTTGTGTAATCATTTTTCGATTAGAATCTTCCATAAATCTTAACCAAAAACGAAGTTCTTGTAATCCAGCATCACACATGTATAGTTTGCTAATTTGATTTGATTTTCCCGCAATTGAAAAAAGTTTTACCTGCTCTAAAAGAGAATGAATAAACATCTCTTTCATAATTCCGTGTTTTCTTGGAATATTTTGCGCGATTGGATACATATAATTCAGAAATTTTTCATATTTTTCAATAATAATTAAATCAGTATAAGGTTTTTCTTTATTCATCATTTTTAAAATTAATTACGACCGCCGCTTTCGCGTCGGTCAAACAAGTATCAGGTGGTCACAGACGGCACGGGACCCAAAGTTGACGAGGGAGGCGGACGGAGAGTCGTCCCAGGCGGAACAACGGGAACCGGCGTTAGACCCGGTGTTCCAGGTCCCACCAAAGAGCACGGCATTAGAAAGGTTATAAGCACTACCTCTAGATAATGGTGTAGCGACCCATGAGGCTCCAGCATAAGGTCCACCAAATTCATTACCCCAA